ATCCAACGCGTCATATCTACCACCTTTTACACCATCCATCATAATCTTAATGACTTGTTGTGATGCTTTACCTAAAATCTTTGACATATCTTTAATGTCTTTATCGAAATGTGATTTTGCTTCTTGTGAACTCCAATTAGCGGGTAATGCCCAAAAATCTTCATTTACAGATTCTTCCACTATATTTTTTAACTTAATCACAACTAATCTCTGTTATATGGAAGAACTTTATTTAAAGTTTCTCTTCTTTTAGTACATCCATTACATTCTTTAATTGTTCCACGAGATATAGTTTTTATAGCACGAGAAATTGTATCACCAATACCTTTATCAATGTTTTTAATAGTCTGTTTTTCAATTTTTATAAAATTTTTCATATTAAAGTTTCATACTCGCTCTTTTTTTCAAAGATTTAGCTCGTTTCTTCTGAATTTTACCCATTTGAGACTTCATTTTTTTCATTCGTTTTCTAGCAGCTTTTTTTCCAGTTTTTATATCTTTACTGGTCTGTTTTTTACAACGTTTTCCACCACTATCTACTTTAAATCCTGGTGGACATTCTAATTTTTTTACTCGTTTACCTTTTTTAATTCTTACAACCCATTGTCCAGATTCTATTAAATTTTCATCTTTTTTTTTACCTTTATCACTATCATCTTTATCTACACTACCGTGCATAGTAAATCCATATTCATCTTTAATATACTTTCTTATGAACTTATAATTTTTTAATAACAATTTAGCATTTTCATCTAAATCTTCAAGTGCATTACGAACGGTTAGTGTATTTAAATCATTTTCCTCTGGACTTTTTTTGGGGTCGTTTGGTTTCATAATGAAATCCATGTATTTTGTCATATTAGTAAGGGTAGGAATCAGATTCATGGCCGCACCCATCATACCAGCTATCAAATTTTCAATTGTTGGGTCTTTGTCACCCTCAGTTAAAGCTTCGTATCTAAAGTCTCTCCACTTTTTCCACATAGAATGATTCATATTTATATTCCAGTTAATATGTCTGAAATTATTGCTTCAGTTCTACACCATTTATCACAAGTAGTTCCATCATTACGTGTATTTTCTTTATTAACACCTTCATTCATTGGATGCATAAAAGCCCCATGTGTAGATGGGTTAGAAACAAAATCAAATGCTATCAATTCGAAATCTTTTTGTACTTCTTGTGTATCATCATCGTTTGCGGATTCAACAGAACCAAGTCCTCGTGAAGAAATACCAAGTTTTATACCAGATTTAAACAATTCTTTTAAAATGTTACCAGCTGGTGTAGAAAGAACTTCACACTTACCAAGTAAATTATCACCTTCCCACCACATCTCTTTAACATTGTGTGATGTATTTTTTAAATTAACAACCGAAGACTCTGGATGGTCTAATTCACCAAGAGCTCTACTTTGTTTAATAAATTCTTTTGTATATTTTTTAGCTTCACGTATTAAAACTTCTTTTGGATAAATACGACCATTTTGATTTTTAGAATTAGCTCGCTGTAACACACCACTAACTACCAATCTACCACGATTATCTGACATGGACTCGTTTATTTGTTGTGATGTTACCTCAAAGGGTAAAATATCTATTAAAAGTGATTTTGACATCGATTTAACTCCTTATTTCATAAAATCAAATTCTTGATTATTATATTGTGATTCAAATTCTTCGGTATAATCTTTCGCTAACTCCAATTTATCTTTTTTTGAAAATGTACTTTGGTCACCACCATAATTTTTAATATATTGTTTCACCCCATCGTCAATTAGGTACATAAAAGCTTTTATAGCTAATTTAGACTCGTATTTACCCTTTTTCTTAAACTTACTCAAATTTTTGAGTATTGGAATATACCTCGATTTATAAATTCTTGCATCATTATCTATAAAAAGACGTAATTCTCTAACTTCTTGTGATATTTTTTCTTTTAATATACCACTTCTATCAAGTTTTATTATTTCTTCATATATTATTTTTAAAAGTTTTTTATTAAATGTTTCAACTATAGGTTTATTACTCTTTCTATCAAATTGTTTCTTTTCATCAATTTTATGCAAAACAAAGTTTTTAGCTAATTTTTTTTCTCTAAGAAAAGTAGCATCCCCGAATTTTCTACTTAAAGTAGTGGGTAAAGTTGCATTACTACCATGATTTACAAAATGAGCTACTCTTTTAGCATCTACCTTATAAATTTTTCTCCATTTATTTTCTGGTAGATTATTTAACCAAGAATGTACTTCCTTTATTTTAAATCTCACGACTCAACTCCTACTTTTTAAAATTTCTGTTCTCATATCATCCAGTTTTTTAATCCATTTATCAATAAATTGTAAAGTTTCAACCTTACTTGGTTCTTTACCTTTAACTTTAGTATTTTCAACAACCCATCTTCTTTTTAAATTAGATAAACTACGTAATCTATATAAAAAGTGTAGACCGTCTTTTTTCCAAGACGTAGCCATTGTATCACCTAAAATCAATTAACTTTTCTTAGTTTTGGGTCAATAGCCAACATATATCCCAAAACCGTTGGTTTCTTATGACCACCACCATATCCAGACTTTTTCTTCTTTTTCTTTTGACTTATCCAATGTGGTGTTTTTGGAGGCCCTTCGCCCCCATCTATATTACCAGTAGCTGATGCTTCATTTATTACATCAATTATTATTTGTCTCAACAACTCTTTAAGTTGTTTGGTTTTAATTTTTTGAGATGACATTTTTAACTTCTTTAACTAACTCATAATATCTCATTAAATTGACAACATCTTCATCCTTAACAATTTTATGATTTGTCATCTTCTTAGTTAATTTTGTAGCTTCCTTTAATTTTATAACAGTAACTTTATCGTCAACTTCTTTTAAACTCAATCTTAACGTTTTAGTTAATCTTTTAACTTCAGTATTAATAAATTCTCTTAAAGAATTCGTATTTGAAATATTCTGTATATATTTTTTAAGTAAAACTTGTTGTTCTTCATTTAAAGATGAATACTTTGTATTAAACTTGTCTACTAAAATACTATAAGATAATAATCTCAAATCTTTATCTTGTTTTTTATATTGTTCAATTATCTTATTTGTTTTTATATTAGTGTCTATCTTTTTTCTAATAATATGTTCAACTATTGCAAATCTACTTTTAACTTCGTCAGTCGGGTCATGCTTTGTACCATCAGAAACATATCCAAACACTTTATATACTGAAGCTAAGAGTTTATAATTAGGAATACGTGAACTAAAAAATTCACTAATAACATAATTATCTTTTATATCCTTAATGAGATTATATTTTTCTTGTTTTAATTTTGTATTAGATAATTTAGTTCTTGTTTTAACAACGGCATCAATTAACCTTTCAGCTTGATTTTCATGTGAAAACTTTTCATGTGCCAACACATTATAAAGTTGTAATTCTTGGCCAAGTTCCGTACTTTCTTTAAAATATTTCTTAATCAACATAACGGCGGTGGATTTCTTTGCATCTTTCATAATATCAGCGGTAACTTGTCTGGTTAACAACTCAAACAATATTCCAGTATTTTTAATTTTTAAATGCTTTATAAGTGAACTCATTTGTTACTCCAATTAATTTTTGTACTATAACACAATTATAAATATAGAAGAACTTTATTTATCGTTATCTAAAGTATCTTTTACTTCTCGTTTATACTCTTCTTCTAAAGAGTTTGTTTCTTGTAATAATTGTAAATCTTTCTTTCCCATTGACTTTTTCAACCTCTCAAAGTGAGCTAAAGCTAATGACGAACCACCTTTTTTCATATCAACAACTCCGAGCGGGTCTCTTCCTCTAGCCGAACCATCTTTACCAAATTTAGCTGGTCTTTTTGGTCTACCTGCACCTTTCCACCCACCTTTTGGTGAACCACCTTCTGGCCCAAGTTCATCTCCAGTTCTATGCATACCATCATCTCTTGGCGATGTCAAATCATCTTCACCAAACTCATCCTCTCCAGGGCCACCTTCCGCGGCTGGGTCTGTACCTTCTTGTTCAATAGCTTCATATCTAAATTGTCGTTTTTGGTCATCAATGATTTGTAATCGTTCATTTGCTTTTTCTTGGTCAGAAAATCCAAAAATTTTATCATATATAAATTCTGTTGATAAAAGTTTATTATCTTTCATAGTTCCAGCCAAATCAACTTTACTTGACCACAACTCTATTTTTTCTTGTTCATATATCATAGATGGATTTGTCAACTTCAAACTAAAATTAACAAGGTCTGCATCACAATATCCTTGTGAATATAAATGAACAATACCAATTTTTGTTAACTCACTAACAACAATTCTTTGAAGTCTTTCAATGGTACGTGCAAACCTAACATCTTCTGCGGCTAAAGTTGCTTTTGCGTTCAACTCTTCTTCATAACCAAGAAACGCTTTAGGTATCTTTAAAGCGGCTAACATTTTGTTTCGCAAATATTCAATATCATCTACTGTTTCATATGATAACCCAGGAGCTTCAGTTATTTCGGTTCCACTATCTCCACCACGTACTGGTAAGAAAAAATCTTCAGTTAAATTTTGAATATTATATTTTAAATTATAATCGCCTGTATCTTTATCTATAACTGGTGCTTTCTTCATCTTATTAATAATACGTTGCATATAATTATCAACTTCATTTGGTGGTATATTACCAATATCAATCTTAAATATCCTCTTCTCTGGTGCTCTCATAATACGATGTATTAACATAGCATCTTCCATAAGTGACAATTGTTTCCAAACTTTACGAGCACCTTCAACCATAGACTTACCATATGGTAAAAGATTACTATCTGATAATAGTCTAAAGTGTGCTATCTCATAATTTTCAAATTCATTGTCAGCTTTACCTGCCGAATATGTATGTACACTTTGTCCACCTTCCACAACAAATTTTACATAATGTGGATTGGTTTCATCTTCTCCTTCAACTCTGGTAATATCATATGCAGACAATGGAACTACATTTGTAATTCCATATTTTTCATGTATCTCAAGTTGTAAAAAGAAATCACCATACTTACACATATTACGAATCCATGGCCATAAATTAAATTCTATATTAATAATATCATAATATAAATTCTGTAAAATATCATTAATATTATCATCTTGGGAATGTATTTCTAATATCTTACCATACTCAGACCGCATTGTTGATTCGTCTGCATAAATATCAAGTGCTGATGATATTATAGGGTCGGCATCCATTGTTTCATAGTCTTGAAATAAACCAATTCGCTGTGATGATTGGAACATATTATTTTTAGTACCATAACCTATATTTGCCATGTTTGTATATAATTTAGTAAATCTATCGGTGATATCTTTATTTATAGATTGTACTCTATTGGTGTCAGCTACTTTTAACCTCTTTCCACCAGCATGCCTTACAATCACATTTGTTGAAAATAGTCTTTTTAATCTACTTCTTAAACTTGTATCTGCCATGTTACCCTCTTATTATTTTATTAACCAAGTTAAATCTTCTTGTTCTTTACCAACATCCATCTTCCAAGAATCATTTTCATGTTCACTACCTTCTTCATATATAGCTTGATGTGATTGAAAATAGTCTAATGAACGTTTTGTCAATTCTATACCTTCTGCTCTCAATCTTAATGCAGTATCTCTAACCCACAAACCTATTGCTAAACTCATAACAAGGTCGTCATTATATCCAGTCATAGCTATAGCTTTACCATTCTTATATATAAATACAAACAACTCATCAATTAATCTTTGCGAATGAATTTTAACTGATTTTTCTCTAAAATATTCATCTAATTTTGCAATAACAAGTGGTCTTGTCTTGGAAGTCATACTAAATCCAGGCACCATATTTCTATCAGTACTTCTATACCTATTTGAAATCTGTCTAGCCGTATCAACATATGTTAAATCCTTTGATGTATAAAATAAATTTGGATATTCTGAATCTATTATGGTTTGTATAGCCGACCAACCAATATTATTATTTTCAACAATCAATAAAGCTTTATTATATTCTGTCGCTATACTAACACACATATTACCAAAATCTTTAGTTCCAATTTTACCTTTATATTCTGCAACTTGTTCCATTTGTTCAATATCAAATACATGGAACGCAGAATAATCGGAACCATCACCTCTACTAACATCTGCACTAACAACATAATCTTTAGAATAATCTGGATACTCCCAAACCCACATATTTGAATCAAATCCTCTACGTTCTATTGGTTCTTTCACTTGAGTTTCTCTATATTCTTCTATAATCATCCCATCTATTACCGTTTGACCAGATGTTATAAAACTACAATCACATTCT